GAGCACCCAAGCATGCCTATCGATATCGACAGGCAATCGCGTGTTACTTTTGGTGGCTCAAAGAAATCCTAATTAGGAATTCATAAACCATCGAAGAACAATTAACCCGATGCTTCGGCATCATAACAGGAGGACTCTATGGCTAGAGCAAATAAAGATAGTGCCTTTGGTCTAAGACCAATTGGTAAGATCGGACAGAATAGAGACAACCAGGGTTTAAGTGAGTATAGTATTACAGCAAATGATACTACTACGATCTTCTTTCAAGACGCGGTTTCAGCGACAGCAGCAGGTACAATTCACCATGCAGCAGCTTCTGAAGCTTTCTTGTTAGGTTCACTCAATGGTGTCTTTTATACTGACCCAACAACAAGTAAGCCTACGTTCGCAAATCATTACTCGCAAGTAAATGCGGCTGATATTTCGGCGTTCGTAGCAGATGATCCGTACGAAAGATTCGAGATCCAGTCTAACAAAACTACTGCACACACGCAGTCAGACATTTTCCAAAACTGTAATATGGAAATGACAGCTGGGGACTCTGCGAACTTTGTTTCAAAATCTGAAATAGATATCGCAGGTGGTACGACTACTGGTACGGCTCAACTAAAAATAACAGGTGTATCGAATGATATTGATAACAGCAACTTAACTCACGCAAGTGGTCACGTTAACTTTGTTGTTATGATCAACGAGCACTTATACAATGCTAAAAATAACGGCATATAATAGCGGAATAGGAGATTAAATTATGGCTATATCAAGAGGACAACTAGTTAAAGAACTAGAGCCAGGTTTGAACGCACTGTTCGGCTTGGAATATAAACGTTATGAGAATCAGCATGCTGAGATATATGTAACAGAAACTTCAGACAGAGCGTTTGAAGAAGAAGTTATGTTATCTG